AGGCAGCCCGTCGCTGCAGGAGCGTCTGCAAGTCTCCGATCACCACGGTGGCCCTCGTGCCCCACGATGACTCGGCCACACAGGCCGGCAGTTCTGATGCGAGGTGCGTGCGCGTCGCCTCGTCGGTGAGCCAGTGACGCACCAACGCAGACGCCTCGTCCGCGGTCGTGAACGTCGGCACACGCCGCCCGAAGACTTCTCCAACTTCCGCGCGGTCGCTCGACAGATGGAACGCGCCACACGCCGCGAGCTCGTAGGCGCGCGGGTTCAACGATTCGGCGTGCGTGATCGTTGGCGTGTTCCGCCCCCAGCCGACTTTTGTCCGGTAGAGGTTCAGGCCAATTTTCGCGCGACGATACAGGGCGCCCGCCGTGGCATTGTCGATCTGCGCGCCTCGCACGAACGGCTTGAGCCGGTGGCCTTTGCGGATCCCTTCCCAGGAGCCATACAGCCCGAGGTCGATTCCGGTCCAGTCAATCGCCGACAGCCACGCCACCCGGTCGGGAAAGCCTGAGCCCACGAACACGACATCATGCGCGGCCACGGTCGTATCGATCGGCTGGGGGCCAGGCTGATGACGCTCCGGATGCCACGCGTGCGGGAGGTAGCCGCTCTGCGGGTTCACGGCCTGGAACGCCGCCACGCTCGACCGTTCACTCGTCCAGCACCCGTCGACCAGCTTCGCCATCTCGAGTTCTTTCGCAATGTCGTAGGGCGTTTCGGTGAACAGCACGAACACCTGGAGATGCGCCCGCCGCATCATCACGACCACGTCGGGATGCAGAAACATCCCGCTCACCGCCAGGACGGCATCGACGTTGTGGTAGAGCGCCATCGCCAGCGCCTCGTGGCCCGCTTGAAAGAACACATCCGCCACCGTCGGTTTCGGGATGGCGGGATTGCGTTTCTTCGCCCGCCGCCAGTTGTAGTGGAGCCAGCCTTGCGAGCGCGCGATCCGCGCGTCGAGGGCATAGTCCACGATCTCGACGCCGTGGAGTTTCAACCCGTAGCGCAGCCCAGTCGCGACATCCGCGGTGGACCAGCTCGCCCCGGGGCCGAGCAGCAGGAGCTTCACGGCTTGCGCGCCTCGCACAAGTAGCCGGTCGTGGCCTTCACCTGACTGTTGAAGCCCCAGCACTCGAACCGCCGGAGGAAGTCGTAGGCCGACGCCCCTTCCGGCGTCCACGCGCACGGGGTGATCGTGACGCTGGTGAAGCCCTTCAGGAGCAGTTCCCAGCCTTGTTCGGTGAAGCGCCAGTAATCGTCGTAGTCCTCCGTGCGATGGTCGGGCCAGAGAAACGGGGACGTCACGAGCAACAGCCCGCCCGGTTTCAGGACGCGGGTCACCTCGCGCATCGCCGCGAAGGGGTCGACGCAGTGCTCGAGGACTTCGGTCAGGACGATCCCGTCGAACGCGGCATCCGGAAACGGCATCGCACAGAGATCCCCGTGCCGGTCCTCGCCGTTCTGGCCGAAGGTCAGATACCCGTCGCCCAACCACGCCCGCCGGTTGTAGACGCCGACATCGAGAATGTCGCGCCCAAGGTCCGCACGCTTCGACCAGATCCAGTGCTCGAGTTGGAGCCGGTGATAGTCCGGCACGAACTCGTGGAGCCCCGGCGTGGTCTGCATCCAGTTGAGCAGGTAGGCCATCTCTTCTGACTGGCTCAGGCCGTAGAGCAGCACATCTCTCATGTCGACATCACCACGCGGTAATTGCCGCCCCGCCGATACCAGCGGATCGAGGTGTCGATGGCGTCGACTTCAATGTCCCGGATAAACGATTCGCGGAAGAGCGCCATCCGGGTATAGCCGGCCACCGTCAACGTGCCCTGCTCGAGCAGTACATCGATCCGCGCCGCCGCCGCACTGGCGTCCGCGAGGCTCGCGTTTTTCGAGAGCAACCGCGCTTCGACCAGGTAGAGCGCATCTTCAATCGCACGCCCGCCGAACATGCCCTCATCGACTTCATCCACGAGCGACACAATCACGAACCGCGTCATGGCCGCAGGCGCTTCATCGTGGTAGACGCCGTTGGGGCAGAGTGCGAGCAACGCGCCATCCGCGCCGAGCTTCGCCGCCAACGCATTGCCGATGGCCGAGCTATCCGGCATCGATCACCTTCGTGGCTCCGTGCCGGCGCACCATCTCGATCAGCAGTCCGCGGATCTTGCGCCGGGTAAACGCCACCGTCCGCCCGAAGACATGAAAGCCTGGCATCCGGCCCGTCACATGGGTCACGCCGTTGACGGTGACGTAGTGCCGCGCCTGCGTGCCGTTGTCGAACAGCCACGCGAGCGGCGAGCCGCTCTTGAGGATCAACCCCGTCGTCAGCTGGCCGCTGACCTTCAACGGCGCAATCGCTAACTTGTTCGACAGGTTGCCCGTGAACCGATGCGCCTCATACACGCGCTTGACCGTGACGTAGGCGGCATTCACTTCGCCCTCGACGACCTTGGCCGCTTGGCCGCGGAGCGCCTCGGGCAACTGCCGCAGCTCTTCGCGGAATTCCTTGAGGCCGTCCCAGCGCATCGAACTCGCCATATCAGGCCACCACCTCGACGGCCACGAGAATCAGGTCGATACACCGCTGCTCCGGGTTATTGACGCCCGTCACGTTCGCGAGGTGCGACCGCCCGGCGCGGTCCAGCCACGTCAGTTGCGTCTTCGTCGTCACCGACGGATGAAACGGCACGACCACGATCAGGGTCTCCATTGACAGCACCGTGCCGGCCGCCATCCGTTCGAGGTCGCGGGCCGTCGCTGGCCGGATGTCGGCGTAGAGCGTCGCCGGCGTGAGCGGGGTCAAGGTCTCCGTGTAGCCGCCCTGACCATCCGGCGCCGTCGTGGCATTGGCCAGACTCACCACGTGGATCCGTTTCCCGTTCGCAACCGTGCTCATGCGAGCGCCGGATTTCTCGCCCGCACGAGCAGGCGCGTCACGGCCTCCCAGGTCTTTTCCGAGAGCGTCTGGTCATCGCCCCTATGTTCGTAGAGGTCGGTCAATGCCAGCAGGATCGACGCGGTCACCCAGCCCGGCGCCGTCGCCGGCGAGACCCACGCGGCATCAACCCAAATATCGAGATAGTCGAGAATGATGGCTTCGGCCTGATTGAGCTTGAGTTGAAGGTCGACGTCGCCTGGGTCGAGCGCGGCGGTCGTAATCCTCAGGTGCAACTTTGCACTTGCGAGCGTGACGAGGACGGCGGCCATTAGGCGGAGGCGCCGTCGCGATAGCGCCACGTCGCGCCCGCGAAAAAGCGGTGGTCCACGACCCCGCGCTTATGCAGAGAACTCAACTCTCCGATGTGATCCACAAAGAACGGCCAGCTCAGCACGCCCGGGCGCCGCGGCCAGGTCTGCTCCGCCCACTCCGCCACGAGTTTGTCAAAGGCGATCCGCGGATCCGCCTCGCCGTGTCGCGGCCAGCGATTCCCCCGCCACGTCAGCGCGTGCGCCCGGGCCCACGTCACGAACGCGAGGGCGTCCGCTCGCCGCCACAGGATGGCTTGCGAGGCTCGGAGATTCGTCAGCGGATGGTCATACGCTTCCACCGTCCGTTGCTGGACCCGGCCCGGCCAGTTGAACCCGAAGAACCGATACACGTTCCGGTCGGCGCGCCCATGCCGATGAATCCAGCGCCGCACGCTCGCCACGAAATCCGCGCAGAAGGCCAGGTCGTCCTCGAGGAGTAGCACCCACGCCGCAGCCGGCGAGGCCCGGAGCGCCTGTTCCATCGCCACCAGGCCGGTGTCATTCGGCGACAGCGGCGCGCCGAGCGCGGGATACACGGCCAGCCGATCCCGCGGGAGGCCCTCCAGCGCCCGGTCCAGCCACGCCACCTCCGCCGTGCTCGCCTGCAGGTGCAACGTCTCCGGATGCGCCTGCTGGAGCAAGGCCGTGAGCGTCTGTGTCACATAGTGCGGCCGTGGGCTCCGGTCACACGTCCGCATGGCGAGCGCCACTGTGGGCACATCCGTCGGCGTGACCGCGACGCCGCCGCCGAGTCTGGCAAAGAGCGCCCGATGGCCGTCGGCCCAGCCGTCCCATGTCGGCGCCTGGGTCAACCCCTGGAGCACGGCCTGCAGCGAGGCCCAGTCCCCGCGCGTGTAGCGCAGCACGGGATATTCCCAGGCCCAGCCGACCTCGGGGGCAATCACCGGCACCCCGTGCGCGAGGGCATCCACCAGCGGCATCGGCCCGCCTTCGACCAGGCTCGTCACCACGAGGTAATCAATCTGCGCGTAGAACTCCGCCAGCCGCGCGACGTCGGCCGTGAGGATGCGACAGGGCCAGCCTGCGCCGTGCCCCAGCACGGTATAGCCCGCCTGCCCCATCTGCGCGACGAGGGCTTCACCTTTGCGCCCGTCTTTCTTCACCGTGCCACAGACGCCGAACGTGAGGGGCTTCTGCGGCCGACAGGCGCCGGGCCGAATGCAGACCGCGTCCGGGGCGCCGTGCTGCTGGAGCAGCGCCTGCATGGTCGTGTTCATCGCCACATGCGCCTGCACGAGCGGCGCGAATGCCTTCACGTCAGACTCGCCGGCATGGGTGAACCACCCAATCCGCAGGCCGTGGGCCGTGACTTTCGGGATCCAGTACCGTGACATCGGCATGTAATAGGTCGCGTCACAGGGCCCGGTCCCGTTGACCGTCACCCCCGGCAGGCGGGCCGCGAGCTCCTGCGCGGCGCGCAGCAGAATCCAGCGGGGTTCCACGACGATGTTGACGCGCATCACCCGAACCTCAGGACGAAATCATGGGCATCCGTCCACACCACCGCCGCGCCCAACGACTCGAGCAGATCTAGCGCGGCCCGCGGCGCCGCCGTCAGCCGGTTGAGGAGTTTCGGCCGCTGCTCCACTGCCACCACCGGCCGGCAGCGTGTGAGGGTCGCGACCGCCCCGCGGAGCACGTCGCCCTCGGTGCCTTCACAGTCAATCTTCAACAGGTCCACCCGATCGAGGGCGAAGCTGTCCAGCGTCCGGAGGGGAATCGCGCCCGCCCCGTCGATCACCGTGCCGCCGGTCGAGGACGGCCGAGCCGTCACGAGCGCGACCGATCCCGCTTCGGCGCCCAGCGCGACCGGATAGAGCACGTCATGCGGACGCGGGGGCATGTTGGCGACCCAGCACTGTCGATGCGCGGCCACGGGCTCGAAGGCAATCACCTGCGCGAAGTCCCGCGCCATCCAGAACGACCACAGCCCGACGTGCGCGCCGACATCGACGGCCGTCCCCCGGCGGGCGCCGCACTGCGTGAGGGCGGTCGCATAGATCGGATACTGATACGTCAGACGCCCGTCGATGACGTGGTGCCAGCGCGCGAGTTGGGCGAGGAGGTGCGTCTCCTCGTCGGGAAACTGCCAGCCGCCGTACGCCTTCATGCGGCCCGCTCCGCGAGGGCAAGGGCCAGCGTCGACCGAGGGAGACACGTCAGGGCCGTCTCGCGCGAGCAGTTCAGGATCGTGATCCCGAGCGCCTGCAACGGGGCCGCGATCGTCGCGAACGCCGCGAGACAGAGCGCATACGGGGGCTGCGTGCGATCCGGGTGTTCGCCGAAACAATGCGACGGGCCGTTCGGCGCCCGCCGCAAATCCACCCCGAGCAGACAAATCCGCGACGCGCCCAGATGCACCGCGAGATTGACGGCCTGGTAGACGGAGTTGTACCCCGTCCGCAGGCCCGACGGATCGCGCTCCAGCCCGTGCTGACCCGTGTTCCGGAGGGACGTCACGCCCGGCACGCGCGTCGGGACAATCGAATACTTGAGCCCGGCCCACTGGGCGACCCCGATCTGCTGCGCGGGGAAATGCCACCACTTTTGATCCGCGGCATAGAGCACATCCGCCCACGGCGCATACCGATACGCGTCGTTGACCGCAATCACCCGGGCGCGGCCACGGCAGGCGTCCACGTCGGCCTGTGTGAGGCTCGGCCCGGTGCCGAGACAGACCACCGTGGCGCCGGGCCACCGCCGGTCCACCCGGGTCATTCGGCGACCCCGTTCCGGCCATCGCGCCCCGGCTTCCCATCGCGGCCACATTTCACCGTCAGCCGCCACGCCCGCGACTCGGCCGACTCATCGCCAGGGCGCGCCGTCGTCGTCGCTTGCGCCACCCAGTAACAGCCTTTACACATCACGCCCGCGCCCGCGTGATAGGTCTTCCCGGACTGCCACGGGCCGGCATCCCACGGCAGCGGGACGGCAAACGCCTTTGTCTGCTCGCCATGCGTGAACGACAGCGCCCAGCCGGCCGCGTCGTCGAACACCAGATCGAGATCCTCAAAGCCGACGCCGTCCGCGCCGTCCTTCCCGTGGAGTCCTGGCGCCCCGTCGGTGCCAGGCCGCCCGGCCGCGCCATCCTTGCCGACCACACTCCCGATGTCTTTGGTCCGGCCATCCGCGAGCGTCAGGACGAGGTGCCCGTCCCGGCCGATCAGCGCATCGGTGACCCCGACGCCATCGGTCCCAGCCAGACCAGGCGCGCCATCCTTGCCCATGAGGCCTGGCGCGCCGTCTTTCCCATCGAGGCCGTCGCGGCCGTCGCGTCCGGGCTCGCCGGCGGTGCCCGCCAGGCCTGGCTCGCCACGCGCGCCCGGATCGCCCTTCTGACCGGCGGGCCCTGCCACGGGCGCCCGCACTTCCAACACCGCCACCCGCTCCCGTAACGCCGTGACATCGTTCCAGCGCGATTCCCACGCCGCCATCTGCTTCTGTACCGCGGTCAGGTCACTGAGGACCGGCCGCAGCACGGCGGCGACCGACTGCGCAACGTGCTGTTCGAGCGTCATGCGGCGAGCGCCTTCTGCAACGCCACTTCAAACGCTCCATGCGTCCAGGCCTTCGCCGCCGCCGCGTCATCGTCGGCCGCCGGAGCCGGTGGCGTCGGCGGCCGTTCCGAGGGGAGTTCGCGCGCCGCCAGGAGTCGGACGGGCCAGTTCTGTTCCTGGAGAAACGGCACGTCGCCGCCTTCGACTGGCCCGAGGTCATGGAAGCGAAACCGTGTCTCGTTGACCGACATCCCGCCGCGCATGGCCTCCACCGCCGACGTAATGCGGCTCGCCGTGTCCATCAGAATCAGATCATCGAGGTCGAGCTCCACCGCCAACGTCTTCCCCGGCACGTTCCCGAGCTCCAGCCCGTCGGTCAACTTCCGTTGCAGTTTGGTGATGTGCTTCTGGAGACAGTCGGTGTAGTACTGCTGATTGAGCGCGGCGATGTTCGTATAGGTCGGATCCGGCCCGATGCCCACCTTGTGCCGGGGCATGTGAAAACACTTCGCGATGTCCTCATCGGACATGTGCAGTTGTTCGACGAGCCGCGACTGCTCCGCCGTCATCGCCATCGGCTCGTATTTCATGTTCCCAGAGAGCACGGCGACCTTGCCGCTGTTGTCACCCGAGAAGGCCGTGTTCCACTGGAGTTTCAGAGCATCGGCTTGCGCCTGCGTAATATCGCCCGGCACGAGCAGGACGCCGCCCGGGCGTGAGCCGTTCGAAAAGAATTTGTCGGACGTGCGCCGGATGTTGAGCCCTTGCATCGCGGGCCATCCCGCCGCATAGATTGGCGAGACCCCGACGAGGGGATGAAACAACGGGCACATCAAGTCGTGAATGATTTCCCGCGCCGGGACGACGAGGTCGTCATCGATCTGCGACAGTTCGTCCCGATGTAATTGATAGAAGACGGACCCATCCGGCGCGACCAGCGGGGTCACCCGGTTCGGATCCAGCACGTACATCGCACGCACGACGCCACGGCCATCACGCGCCTTGAGGACGTAGGTATTGCCGTGGACGATCTTGGAGAGCAACCACCATTCGCAAAAGTCCACCCAGTCCTGATAGGCATTCGGCCGACGGAGCACGGGCGAAAACGCCGCGCTCTCGACTTCCGTCCAGATCTGATCCTCATCCTGCTCGACGAGCATCGGCCGGAGCTTGGCGATGTCGCCGGCGATGAGCGTCACGGTGGCATAGAGGGTCGGGTTCGACAGGACGGTGTCGAGCTGCACGTCTTCATTGCGTTGCCAGCCGCCGGTCGTGAGTTCGCGAATGAGCGGCCACCAGCCACGCGAGCCGGCGACACTCGTCAGCGATCCGACGGTTTTCTTGAGGAGGGCGAGGCCGCGCCCGATGACCGTCATACGTCCTCGGCCCTCTTGCGGCGCCGCCTGTGTGCCGGCGGGTCGAGCTTCTGTGTCGCCAGCAGCATCACGTATTTCGTGAAAGCGGACGGCGCATCGACGGCATGGCCGATCGCTTTCAGGAGCGTGGCGTCCTGGGCGGACTGTGCGTCAAACGCCTCCCCCGCCACGATGGTGCCGCCCGCATAGGGGAACGCGTGGACCGCGACTAACGGCACCGTGGCCATGACCCTCCAGACAGGAACGAACCGGAGTGCGCCCCAGCGACGCACTCCGGGAGCACGTGACTAGGTGCCCGGCACGTAGGCGATGGTGTCGATGATCGCGACGACCGTGGGCTTCCGTTTCTGCCAGTTGATCCACCGCTCGGCGCGGATGCCCACACAGTTGCGCTGCCACAGATTGAACGTCGGCGTGGCCGGCGATCCGCCCGTGCCCATGTCCAGCGTGGCCTGGTTGCTCGCATCGAGCGTCACGCGGCCGTCATCCGCCAGGAAAATCTCGGACGGCTTGAAGATCACCAGCGAGTCCGCGTCCACCGAATCGGACACGATCACCGGATAGCCGAGCAGTGTGCCACCGCTCGGGGTCATGCTGATCCCGCTCGGGGTGGTGCCCAGCGTGGTCGTCATGAGGCTCAGCCTGAGCGCCACTTCTGAGGTCGTGACGATCACAAGCCCGCTGAGCGTCACCCCGGCCGCCGTCAAGGTGCCGAGGGCGGTGTTCAGATCGGCCTTGAGCGCGGCCAAAGTCGTGCCCGAGGCGTTGGGCGCCGTTACGCCGTTCGTGATCGACGCGGGATTGTCGGCGCCGGCAGT